TTATTTTTAGAGAATGATATTCCTGTTGTTTTAGGAATCGACAACATTTCAGACCTCTTTATGCCTCTTGTTGATGGAGACTTATGGTTTGAATGTCGTCTTCTTATGGAGGCAACTAGAATTTATGATTTAGACATCATGTCTGACATAGCAAGTGGTGTATTAGTTAAAGGTTAGAATACTCTCTTTTCCCCGTGAACGTGCTTTACAACAGGAAATCTTAAAGAATAATCGCCATTTTGACTTTGACTTTCCTCAAAGTATTGAACTGTAATTGTTTTATCTATAATATTAGCTGGGTAATCATAAAAGTGTTTACGTTGATCAATAGTAAAACCGCTACCAACATTAACACGGTTACCTTTGTGCTCAACAATTACAGCACTTAACATATCCTCTTCAACTTCAACACCTTCCTTAACATATCTGAAAGGACCTGTTGCAATATCAATTACCTGATATTCGGCATCAAAGAACTTCTTAATCTTATAAATGTCCTTTGATCTCTTTCCTTTGTAGGGAGCATCCTTTCGAAGCATTAAACCTTCCCAACTATCTGGGACCTTTGTCTGTATCATATGAAAATGGTCTTCTGATTTAATTAGTCCTTGTGGCAAATATCTAAATTTTTTACTTTTTCTGACAACGTCTTTAAGCTGTTTAAATCTTGTTGATAGTGTCCTAATAGAACTTCCTTCGTAAAATTCATCAGATGTCAGTAAGTCAAATATAAAATATGTAAATTCTGTAATCTGGTGATTCTTGCGATTAATCTCTTTCATAATGTCTTGAAAATTTTCGTTATCTTCTTCACCAACCTTGCAAATCTCACCATCAAAAACAGCTGATGTTACGCCTGTATCTTTAACTAATTGTTCTAGATTGTATAACGTACTAATTTTCTTTCCAGAACGAGATCTAACTTCAGTCTCACCAAACTCATCAACAAATACTAGACACCTAACACCATCAAGCTTTCTAGAAATATACCAATCATCATTAACAAAGTCAATCTTTTTCTTGTCAAGAACAGACTCATCAAACTTTTCAGCAAGAGCAACACTAAATGTAGGGATTAAACCTGGAATTGCTCTATTAATTAGTTTAATAGATGCTCTAATCTTTAGATTTCTTTCAAGAATAAGATAGAAAATATCTTTAAGATTGTCGTTTTTGGTCAACCAGTTATTTACTTCAGCAATAGCGCTATGACCTGTAACTTCTCTATTACGAAGAAGATCTAAAAGTTGAAAGATATTTTGAACATTATAATTTGTTGAGTTAAGATCTTTTCTCTTTTCCAAGACCTTTGGACTAATATGATATTGAAAGAACGGGTTATATGTATAATATAATAAATCGTGAACTTCTTGTTTACAATTTTTAAGCACACCAACCTTTTCATTGACGGATGATGATTTATTCATGTCATCAATAAAGGTTTGATAGATGTCAAATAATTGTAGTTCTTTCATTTAATTAGCTTTCTTTCCTGAGAAATCTTTGATGCTAGTAATATTATCTTCGTTAATCATGTGATTGCTATTTCTATTAACTACTGTTACCAGCCTATGTCTATCAATACGGCCGCCAAATCTTTTATTTAGAAGCCTAATGTATTCATCTACAGAATCATGATAAACAAGATCATTAGTAACAGTGTTGACTAGATCTAGATTAAAGTAAGAGTAAACGTGGCAAACTTCTCTTTCCATTTAATTTTCCTTTTAATAATATTGTATATTATGATTTTCTATTTTACAATATTATATTTTCCACTGACTTATTTTATCTTTTATTGGCGGGTTTTCTTTATTATAAACAGATGCGCCTTTTGATTTTGTTTCAAGCCATGATTGAAGTTTTGTTGTCATGTCAAAGTTATCTCTTATAAAGGCATTATCTGGATATATGTCTTTGTTATTGAGAGACTTAATTACATAACTTAGAAACTCTTCCTCTAGTCTGTCATCAATAATTAATGATATGTTAGGATCAACCTTGAATGGATTGTTTCCAACGTTTTCTTCACCATTTATATCATAGTTTTGTTTAAGAAAATCAACATACTTTGACTTAACATTTTCTTTCATCTTAGAAATTAATTCCGGAGTAACTTTGTCGGAAAATGCTTTTAGTGTATTTGAAAAGCTAGCTGTTGGATTAAAAAGCTCAAATATATCTTTTAGAACAGCCTTACTAATATTTTTAATAACATCGCTTTTTTCGTCTGCAGTTAATAGTATTCTTAAATCTTTCCAAGTTGCAACTTTTTGTTTCTCATCTTTTTGTTCTTTAAGGGTTGCTTTAATATATTGTTCAAGTAGATATTTGCTCATTGCTTTTAACTCACAGCTTTATAGATAAATATCTGCTTCTCATTTTATTTATCATCTTATAAGCAGCATTTTCTGTAACGTCAAACCACTCGGTTCCTCCGTCAGAACTTAAAGGCTTCCATAACTGATGGATATATTTTTCATCCCTTTCAGTTCCTGGAAACGAGCCAATAAGACGTAGCTTCTGTGAGCTACCTGTTTGCATTTCATTAAGACGGTTTTGAGGCTTTCTTGTTGTAAATCCTACTTTAACAGCAAAACCATCTGTAATGAAATATACTTCACCTAACTTAGACATTTATTAAGCTCCTAGCAATAAGATAAACCCCGTATAATATAGAGTTTATAATCGTTATTTCTAAGAGCATTATAACAATGACTAGTTCTAGTCTATAAATGTTTTTTCTAGCTAAACAGTTTTTTATTACTGAAAATGTGAAATAGCATGCTAATGATAGCAGAACTATTTCGTTCATCTTTTATTATATCTTGGATCTAAATCTAGGTCTCTTGAAATAATAACAGCATTAAGAAAGTTTGATAATGCTTCATCTAAATCATACCTTGAAGACCTAGTAAGAATCTTATTTGCATAATGAACTGCCTTATCAGGATTTTGTGCAAAAATAACAGGCTTTGCAATATTAAAGTTATCACCTGAAAGTCCATGCATATCTAAAACTCTTTTTAGTCGTGTCATACTATCTCCTTAACTTGCGTATCTTTTTGCGATGTTCATCGCTCTTTCTTCTGTCTTTTCTTTACCTACATAAGTCCAACCAGTTGACCAGCGAGACTTTGCCTTACAAAATACCTTATATGATCCATCGTCCTGCTTAATAAGCTTAAATGTATCACCGTAATAATTATATAACATTTCTAGTCCTTTTATAACTTATTTTAGATTAATAACGATATCAGATTTTTGTGTGTCGAAGTTTAATGTCATACCTGAAGAGATAACCCATCCGCGTTTAAGCCTAGAGTGTTCAGGCTTCGGAGCCATACCATCAGTAACAATAATATAGCCATCAAACTTATTCTTGTTTTTATTAGCATGCTTAGTCGGTGCATCAAAGCACGTTCCTCCACACTGCATTCGGTCAGGAAAAAGTGTTTTACCTTGTTCCCAAAGAAACCCGTCCTTTTCATTAACTTCTGTGTCGAACTTATACAACCAAAACTTGGTATGCTTTGCAAGTGCGTTTAGCTCTGCATAAAACTTTGATAACTCTTTATTTGAAACAGATCCGCTTTCATCGATGTAAACAGCAATGGTTGATTTATAGTCGCTGTTGTTACCTGGATGAATTAGTGGATATTTTCTATTAAGTCTTGTTACAGTGCTTTTTCTTTCTTGTCTGTTTGAAAATCCACAGAAACGACGCAAGACCGACTGCCAAGAAACTTCTGACGAAGTCATTCTAGAAACTTTAGATCTTAGTGATGCCGAAACAGAGCCCCAACCTTTGCTATCAGCTTCTTCGCTAGCAGACTTAACGATTTCTTTAATCTTTTGAGAAAGCATTTCTCTTTCATCGTCGCTTAGCGAATCCCAACCTTCATGGTCATCCATTCCGATACCAAAGACTTTTTCATTGCTTTCAATCATACCCATAAACTCTTCATCGTTCATAAGGATTGAATAGTAATGTTCAGATGTTTTATTGGGTTCCATACTTGCGATTAAGCTTGAGATGTGGTCATGTCTTTTTAGTTCCTCATCAGACATTGACTTTCTTATTTCAGGACTTAACTTTGGAAGCTTTTTGCCAGGAATAAGTCCACCCTTTGGGAGTTCTTTTTCTGGAATCTGACTGTTAATAGCAAGGTCTGTTGCCCAGTTCCAAACCATATGAGGCTCTCGGCGACGGCTAGTAGTATGCTTATAGATTAGATGCAAGCATTCATGCTTAAGCAAACCTTTAATCTTGTTTCTAGACAAGGAAGCAAGAAAGTTACGATTCCACCAGAAAAACAGTTCACCACCATCGCATAAAACTCCAGCAGTTTCAATTGAAGTAGATTCTTTCTTATTAAGGCTTCGGATGATCCGTGAATAAAAAGGCTCTTCCCACATCAAACCAACTAAATGTGTAGTTAGGTCAAAGTTCTTTGCCTTTTCTGGATCAACATACTCGCCATAAACATTTTTATTTGCAGTTGATTTATTCGACATAGTATTCCTTTTTATGTTTATTATATTATATGAATATCTTTAATACATCACTTGAGTAGCTCTTTATTAGTATTTACTACCTCAACAACATAGTTTGCCAGAAACTTATGAACCTTGCGAATGTTAGGCAGATTATTAGTTGAAGTTAGCTCAGACCAGAAGTGAATAAGCATCTCATGTGTAACAATCTTTGCAAACTTAGCAGCATTTTCAGCTTGATTAATAGTCCACTCGTTATCGGCAAAGTGATTTGAAATCTTTGAAATAAGAGCATTAAGCTTGTCGCTAGAAAGACTTTCAATCTTTTCCTTATACTTATCCCACTCATCAATAACATTCAGTGGTGTGATTGCGTTGTTATATTTTTGAACAAACTCAGTAAACGTAATAGATGTTTCCTGACCTAAAAATCCAGATGCAATGTTGAAGATTTTAGTTGGTCTACCCTTAGAACCTGCGTAATCATCTAAATCAATCTTTGCATAACTTAGAACCTTATTGAAACTATCCCAACTAGCTGGAGTCGGAATAACTTGACCAGGCTCAACAGAACTTGGATCAACTGCTAGATGCTCATGATACTGTCCGATAAAGTCCATAATAATCTCATGAATATCATTGCCCTTAGCCCAAGCAAGCCAATCCTTAACTTGACACTTAAGGTCAGCAACATAAAACCTTCGTAGCAAAGCTGGGTCCATATCGTTTACATCATACTCGGATCCATGGTTTACAGCAGCAATAACACGTGTTTCAGGATTAAGCCGATAAGGATTGCCATCCTTGTCATTACCCATCTCACGATCGAGAACAAGCTGGAAGAAACTTTGCTGGACACCACGAAGAGAACGATTAAGCTCATCAAGAAGAAGCACAACTGGCTCACGACAAGCTCGAACAAACCAACTCGGCATAACAAAAGTCATTACACCGTTTTCCTTCATTGCTTCGATATCAGGATAGCCACCTGTATCACCTTCAGACATCGTTGAACCGCGAACATCAATTAGCGGAATATTGTGATAATCTGCAATTTGACGTGCGATTTGACTCTTACCAATACCTGTTCCGCCTCGCATGAGAATTGCCTGGCTTGGGGGAAAGTGCTTAACAGTATTGAAGAAAGTTTTGATATTCATTAAATATTCCTTTTTGATTATTTACGATTTATTATACTTTATTGTTTTCTTTATTACATCCAAAAGTCTATAGCTTAACTTGCACATAGACAATTGCAAAACTTAAGAGAATGCTGATTGTATTCTTGGTTGTGAAAGGGCTTTCACCCAGAAAGAAGAATGTTAAGATTGGAAAGATTAGATATGAAAGTGCAAAGAACATCATTCGTGCAGACCATGTGCTATTAAAGTATTGTACAAGATACTGCCAAGAATAAAACATACAGTAACCAATAGGTATACTGAAGATTAATACCGCATGTGACCCTCTATCTTTCCACCAGTCAGAGAACTGCCATAAGTTATTTTGAAACCATCCTGTAGTTCCACCTATAAAATATAAAGCAATGCCAATCAATAAGGGTTTAATCTTCAGCTCCTAACCGAGCAACTTCTCTAAAACCATTCTGCCTAAGTGAAAGATAAAACGTCCATCCAGAACTTCCAAAGCGATTCTTGACTGTTTCCAAAACGCGGCATCCATAGAGTTCTTCGTTTTTCTTTTCAATAGACATATGAATCATTGAGTCTACCATGTGCTTAAGCTTTTGACTACCAGCCATGTTACCGCTTTTATTTACCTGTCCGATGCAAACAACGTTAACGTAGTGCTCCTTAGCATAGTTTGTTAGCATCTGCAATGATCTAATAGCAGAACTTCCGTTAGTCGCTTCTCCATACTTACCGTCATTAAGAGTTTGAAGTGAGTCAACGACAAGAAAGAAAGGCTTGCCTGGATTGTTCTTACGAAGAGCATCACAGTGCTTAAGAAGTGTTGGAACATGCGTTTCCTGGCCTGCAATAAAGCCGTCGCGGAGGTGAAGCCTTTCACATGTTAACTTGACTTGATAAAGGCTTTCCTCAGCAGTATTATAAAGTGTAACAGCACCAGTTCGAGTAAGAGAGTCTGCAAGAACAAGCATCATAGTTGTTTTGCCTGCTCCAGGCTCACCAGTAAATAGAGTAACTGTAGACGGAGTAAAGCCTTCGCCGCCAAATGCAGCATTGATATACTCGACGTCTGTTTTGTGACGCTTTCTTAGCTGATCGGGAACTTTAACATCAAGAATATTAGTGCCGAATGAGATTCCATCGTTTTTAAGATTAAGCTTCATAAATATTCCTTTTAATTAATGATGATTTATTATATTTTATTATTATCTTTAATACAACTAAGTAATCATTCTAATATAACTACCAAATAACTGAACTACTGTTCCCTTGACTAGGACATAAAAACAGTTTTCTCTAGCATTTTCTCCCATATATGAGTCTCCAATTACAAGAGCAATCGTTCCTTTTTCTATTTCTAAACCAAGTCGATTAACATAGTAGTCTCTTGCAAACTTTGCTAAACCGTTTTTTTCATGATTATATATCGTTACTTGCTTTTCTGGTTTAACTTCGCTTAGTGCTTCTTCGTTTTTTACTAGAGTTCTTTTGTTAAGAGTTTTTTTATCTACTTTCTTTAAGACTTTTCTAATCTGTGACTTTTTTATTTTGCGCATATTAACCTCTCAACATATTATATGCATTAAGAGTTAACTTTATTATTTGCAGTAGCGATATAAGTAAAGACACATTCATTCATTACTGCCTTGTATTCAGCTGGATCAAAGAATACACCTAAGTCTTGAGCAATTTGTCTGCCAATACGCCAAGCATCGATTTCTTCGGCAATCAAAGATACTTGAAACTTCTTTGATCTTTGAACACGGCCATCAATGTTTTCACAAGAGTATAACGTAAAGTCTTTAGCCCAATTTTCTTTGTTACGAAAGATTTCAATATGTCCAATTTCATGGAGCAAGCCAAACAAACGGTTTTTCCAGCTTTGACTTTTTCTAATGCAAACAAGGCCAGTTGCAGGATAACACATGTCTTGATCACCGTCATAGAAAATAACCTTGATCTTGTTTGACTGGCAGTATTCTAGAACTGTGTTGAAGCGATCTTTATACAATGTAGACTCCTTGAATAATTATAACATGAATATAATAATATAATTTAATCAATATTACAACAGGCAGCAAAATGAAGAAATTAATCACTATAGACTTTGATGACACGTTATGTTTTGATAATGATATTGATAAGCCTAACCAAAAACTAATAGACTATATCTTTAGAATGGAAGAAAAAGATTATAGATTCTTAATCGTCACAGCGAGAAACAGAGAATATAATAATCTTTATGCTAAGACTGATATATACGACTTTTTAGAAAAATATAATCTTCCTATTACTAAGGTCGTTTATACCAACGGTAACTTAAAAGGTAATACCTTGAAAGATCTCAAGTCAGTTCTTCATATAGATAATGACTTAGAACAGATTGATTCCTGCAAAAAAGCAGGAGTAAAAACATTTTATATTAAATACCCGTCAAAAAAGAAATGAAAAGGCTTTTAAGATGGATACTTTTGTTCTGCTTGCAGTAGACATAATTCTTCTTTTAATTTTATTAAAACGTCTATAAGATTTCATTACATCTCTTGCATATTCTAGACCTTGTGGAAAACATTGATTGCCGCAGTTATAATGGCAATAAGCACGAGTTAAGTTATTATCAGTTGCATTTAACCAATGTCTTAAAGCCTTTGCCCCATATAATAAACCAACTTCGGGATCTTTGAGATCTCTACAGCTTACACGAGGTTCTGTATACTTTGGAACCACTTGAGCAATTCCACAAGCACCTACATCAGACTTTGATCCATACCTCCACCTTGATTCATGCCAAGTCAAAACAATTAAAGACTCAGGTTTAACGTCTAAAGTTTTAGAATAATGCAGAACATGATCCATATTAGAACAGATATTAGCCCATTGAGTTTTATTATCTGTCCTGTCAAATGAATATGCTGTTGCACAAAGAATCATTGATTTTATCAGCAAATTAAAACACCTTGATTAAATCACTTTTAACAATTTTTTCGCGAGTTCCATCTCGATATTCTAGAACAATAAAGATTCTATTTTCAAATGAACCACCAGTTGACCAAGCTAGATTATTGCTTTCTGTAATAATGTCTACTACAGTTCCAACCTTGTTCCCCTGCATGAAATGACATGCTTTGTCGCCTAATCGATAATTCATTTATTTATTCCTTTTTGAATATATTATAGGTTGAATATATCTTTTTTACAATTAGTCGATTAAATTTTTGCTTTTTAGTAATTCTAAAACATCTGCTAAAGCGGAAGCTGAAGACGCTGGGCATTTTGAACCACAGCTATCCATAAGCTTTCTTACCATTTCTAGCGCAACGTTTTTATCTACCATAAGATAATCACAGCACTTTGAATAGCTATCATGACAGTGAACGTCATCACGTCGATAATCTTTAAGCTCTAGATAATCTTCTAGAAGTTCTGGATGCTCACAGTGATAATCAACATGTTCAGCATAATCTTTCATGTCAACACGACCATCACCATCAACATCAAAGTGATGATAAAGCTCTTCAGGAGAAATGCTGCCATCAGGCTCTAACATTGGAGCTCCATCAGACTCGCCTGGGTGACCGCCGTCATGATGATGATCCATTGGAGGCATCTCAGGCATTGGAGCAGGAGCTTGCATATCAAAGTCTAAACGAAGATCATCATCAGGCTCTTCATATTGATAACCCATTGCGTCTTGCTCGTCACAAACAGGACAATCGCCACAATCACAACGATACATTTCTGGCGACATTGAATGCGCTTCATTAAGGAATTTTCTTATGTCACTTTTCTTAAAAGTATTTTTCATTATTTATTTTCCATTCTTCTATTTGGACGTAGCATTTCGCCACCTAAGTTTCCGGGTGTTTTTTGAGCAAGCTCATATGTATCGCCATTTAATGTTGCTTTTTCAAGTGCAGCATTCACGATATTAACAGCAAAATCATCTGAATCATTTGCTATTGCTGAAGCTAGATTACGTGGTTCAATTGCTTTATTGAGTTCCTTAATGAAAGAGTATAACTTTTTTATGTCGTCTTTTTGAACAGAACTTGTATTGTTATATAAATCATTATAACTGCGAACTTTCAAAAGATTTTGAGCTACTTCTGCTGCACTAGATATTTTGCCTGCAACAGGAATGTTATCTAGTGCAGCTTTTCCCGCACTCTTTGCCAAGTCTATTTTTGCTTGTGTTGCTGGGCCTGCGTCTTGTGCTTCATTTAGAGCATTTCCTAGAAAGTTTTTAGTAATCTGTCTTTCTAATAACTGTTTTTTATTCATTACAATACCTTTATGTAATGATAAATATCACTTTAACCTAGCAAAATCTGCTTTTGGATTTGATCATGTGCTTCTTTACGTGAACTACCTTGTCTAATAAGTGTATTCATGTTTCGCTGTGAACTAGTTTTATTGTAAACAGCTGATGTATTACGTTGAATATTATCATAGTTTATATAAAGATTATTGATTACACTTTTAAGTCGTTCTAAACCAAAGCATGTTAGATGAGCCATGTCTGGAAAAATAATTCTTTCAGCTGAAGAGTGACTAATATCTCTTTCCCAGAGTGTATTACAGTTATCTACTGCAACTTGAAAGTAACCTTTACACATTCTAGCTAATCCACATAAGTTTTCTGTTAAGATAGGATTCTTTTTATGTGGCATTGCCGAAGAACCTTTTTGACCAGGAGTAAAACCTTCAGCCATTTCATCGATACCTTCTATAGCATAATGTCTAATATCGTATGAAATCTTTTCAAAAGCTATCGAACATTTAAGTAGAGCATAGAAGTAGTCTAAATAGATACCTCTCCAAACAATCTGCGAAGAAGAGTTATCTGACCTAAGTTTATACTCCATCTTAAACAAACCATCAGTCTCAGCCTTTTTACTGTTGGTTGTATTATTTCCACAAGGGCCACTTAATTTTCCAACTCTGCAGCTTAGAAATGAATGTTGGCATTGTTTATAAGCATCACGAAGAAAAGCTCGCCAGCGTTCAAATAGTAACTTTAATGAATACGTTTCGGCTGCTCGCCCATGTGTTCGACCAAGAATATGAATATTGTTCTTGTCGTCAGCAAGCAAGACATCAATAGAAGCAATGCATTCTTCCAAGCAGTCCATTGTGTATTTAAGTGTCCTAAGGCAACCAATAGTTGTAGCAGTATCTAACACGTCTGAAGATGTTAGACCATAGTGTAACCATCTTGCTTCACTTCCTCCTACACTTTCTTCTAACATTTGAACGAAAGCTTGCAGGTCATGTTTTGTTACACTTTCAATTTCTTGCCATCTATTTATACTGACTTGGATTCTACTCTTAATAACATTTAAGTCTGCTTCCGGAATAACTCCATCAGCAAATAAAGCTTCTAAGTGTGCAATTTCTACGTCTTTCCATCTATTAACTACGTCGTATGTATTCCAAATTTTATTAACTGATTCTGACATGTATCTGTTTAACACTATAACTTTTCCTTATAGATAGTTTTCTTTGAACCATTTAATTTGATTTCTTCTTGGACCATACGAATAAGACACAGAAGGAACTTCAACAGACTTGCTTACTGTATCAATAAACTTGTTTAGATTCTTCATATGAACGTCTTTGCTCTCTTCGTCATTTAGATTCCAACTACTAATCTTCTTTGTCTCGCTGTTAAACTTGTAGTATAATGTTGGGAAATACTCTGCAGAGTCTGTTCTTGTTAATAGGAGATGATCAACACCATTCTTTTGGCAAGCTTCTTTAAGCTCATCCAAGTCTAACCAACCGATTCGTCGAGGTCTTGCTGTTGTTGCACCATATTCACCTAGCTTAATGCGTGTTTCATCAATGTCAAATACTTCTGTCGGGAAAGGTCCTGCGCCAACTCTTGTCTTATAAATCTTTGCAATGCCAATAACTTCATCAATCTGAATGTGGTTTAATCCTGTAGAGATAATGGCTCCTCCAACAGATGGAGATGATGATGTTACGTTAGGATAAAAGTCAGACCAAATATCTAAACCCCATCCTTGAGCACCTTCCAAGACAATGTTTTTATCTTGAGAATACATGTCTTGAAGAAAGATCTCTACTGTTTCAGACAAGTAAGGAATTAACGCCTTACATGCAGCGCGAAGTTCTAGAATCATTGTAATAATGTCATCATCAGAATGAGTTTCTGTAGACGCTTCAATAAATCTTTTAATAATATAGTCTTTATGTCTGTCAAAGTCACAGCATACATCTTTTAGCATTAAGCCGCTTCTACTGTAATAATCAGAATATGCTGGGCCAATACCTTTGGCTGTAGTTCCAATCTTTGACTGATACTTTGCTTTGTCTTCTTCGATATGATAAGGCATAATTGAAGGACATCCGCTGCTAATCATAAGGTCACGAGGTGTTAGACAAAGCTGCTTAATCTCTCTCATGATATTGATAGGATTTACAACACAACCTCGTGCAATAACGTTTTGAACATTACTTTTCAAGACACCCGTAGGGAGTGAATGTAGAACATACTTTTCGCCTGCTTCATCATAAATAGTGTGACCTGCGTTATCACCTCCTTGAAAACGAACAACAACGTCAGCCCAGTTCTCTACAAGCTGATCAACAACCTTACCTTTACCTTCGTCACCGTATTGTAGACCTAGAACAATTTTAGTAGGCATTAGGATTTACCTCCGTTAGCATAGATATGTGGACCGCTCTCGATAATTGATGATGATGTTTGCAATACAAATTCTGCCTTATCTACTAACTCTTTAAGGTTTCTTGCACCTGTGTAAGACATTCCACTCCTAACATTTGACATAATTTCTCTTAATACCTTTAGAACTGATCCTTTATACGGGACGATAGATGTTACACCTTCAACTGAAGCATATGAACCTTTCCAATTCTTTTGTGCAACCTTTGAAGCCATTCCATTATAACGTTTTGCTTTTGATCCGTCTGGAAGAATAATAGCTTTTCCAGGTGTTTCTTTTGTTCCACTTAGCATTGAGCCAAGCATTACATAATCTGCACCAACTGCTAAACACTTAACAACGTCTCCGCTATTCTTAATTCCGCCATCAGCAATAATCTTTGCTGCTTCGTGACCATTGAGTTCTAAGTCGCATTTGGCACGATAAGCATCCATAATAGCTTGCATTGTTGGAATACCATGCCCAGTTTGAATACGTGTTGTGCAGATGCTACCACTTCCAACACTTAGACGAACTGCATGGGCTCCCCAGTTAGACAACCTTTGATATCCTTCAGCTGTTCCTACATTACCTGCAATAATAAACAAGTCAGGATAGTTTTCTCGAACATGCTTAATAGCATCTTTCATTAAGATATGATCACCGTGTGCAATGTCAATGCATACGACTCTCAAGCCTTCATCAACAAGTTCTGAAAGCCTTTCTTTGTAATCACCACTTGCACCAATGGCAGCAGACTTATAGTGATCATCTTGAACAAATGATAATAGTTTCTTTTGAAAAGAAATAGTGTTGTATCTGTGAATAATACCTAATGTTCTCTCATGTGACAAAGCATTAACCATAAATGCTTCTGTGACTGTTGACATAGGCGAGGCGATAATTGGTGTATCTAGTGTTAAGTCTCCTAATGTAACTTGTGTGCTAATTTCACTTCTACTTTTAATATCTGAGTATTTTGGAACAAGTAGAAAGTCATCAAATCCCCTAACCGTTTTCATCTCCATCTAAATCTCTCCATGCGAATGGCTTTCGCTGTCGTAAATAGTCTTCATCATTATTTGCTAATCTCGCTTCACGTTCCATGCGAATTCCTAAGTAAGCGTCTCGTGAAGTCTTTTTGTCGACCAAAATTCCTTTGGCCCAGTCCATAATATAAATCGGGAGAAATCCAATGTATAAACATTCTTTCCATTGCGCAACATGAACTAATTCGTGTCTAAGTGTCTCTTCACTAATCTCTTCCTTACAAAAAATCCAAGGTCCAATTGTGATTGCGTGAATGTTTATAAAAACTGAAAGTTGTTTTGGAAGTTTACTGTTATTGAATACTTTGTAATACATTATATAGCCTTTGTGTGTCTATCTGCAACAGAAGATGCAGCAATTGCGTGTGGCTTAAGTTTATATTCAAAGCCACTTCCACTAACTATACCTGACAAAGAAGAAGCCCACTTAGAAGTTTTATGATTTGTATTTGTTCCGCTTACATCTAAATGCACTTCAATATTAGCTGAAGGAATATTGTCTTTAATAAAGTTTGCAATTTCTACAGAATCAGATGTTTCTTTGAAAAGTCTTAGAGCAAGTTCACCCGACTTTCTATCAGATGCAATCTTTTCTTTTCTATAGAAATATTTGCAGTGATTTTTTGATCCTTTGCTAATTAGACAGATTGCAGTTGTATAAACATACACGCCTTTACACTTAAATGAGTCTGTCCCTACAAAGATTTTATGCTGTTTATTATCTGTAATTGTTTTGATCTTGTTTAAGATAGAGTCAATGTTAGTTCGTTCAAAGCTACCAGTCATCCAATTCATTTTATACCTCTTGAGGCCACTTTTGCAAGTAATCGAAAAGAGCTCTTTCTTTTTGTTTAGCTTCTAGAACTACGTCAACTTCGTGGCCATTGTCAATAAAAGGTTCGTAATAATAGTTGCTATGAGCTGCATGCCTATTAACTGTTGGATCTTCATACTTTTTCTTGCTATTGCTGTGATGACATACAGGTCGAACACCTTGTGGCCATGATTCTACAGCCATTTGAAATGCCTCGTCATATGGAGCATCCTGTGGACCCAAACCGTGATGATGAGAGTCAAATACGATAGGCGTATTGATCTGTTTGTAGACGCCTTCATATAACATCTTTGACGAAAACATAGAAGGCTTGTCATCATTTTCAACAGTTAACCTTGTCTTAACCGAATCCGTAAGACGATCAAAGTTACGACAGAAATTGTTAATTGCCAAGGGAAGGTTATTGCCACAAGTAGAACCAAGATGAATATTGATTTTGGATTGAGGTGATTGAGGCATACCCATAAGGTCAAAAATCCTGCCGTGAATTTCAAGATCTTTAATGCAGTTAAGAATGACATGTTCTTTTTCCGATGCAAGACAGTTGAACTGACCTGGGTGAAATGAAAGTCGTTGGCCAGTCATCCTTGCATACTTACCTATCTTCTCTAGTGCAGAACATATTTTCTCGTAATCGGGTAAATCTTCAAAGTTATATTCAGATGCCCATGGCATTAGCTCTGAAGAGATACGAAATACTTTTACGCCGTTTTCATTGTTCCACTTAAGAATAGGAAGAATACTTTGAATGTTGCGAAGAGAAAGCTCGGATGCATAAGGAATACCTTTCTTTTCAAAAGTAGCTTTACGCATTGTTCTAGAACAAATAATACCTTGCTCAGACAATTCCATATTTATACAAGCATATCCAAATCGAACAGGCATTTTATATCCTTTTTGCTTATATTATAATCAAATAATATCATATTTACAAATAAAGGTATTATAATGAATAGAAACAAAACAGCACAACTATTAAATGAATGGAAGTCTTTTTTAAATGAGAGTGTAAAGCCTAAATTTAGCAAAGATGACATTGGTAAAAAAGTAGTCGTAAAAGATTGCTGTGGTGGTTGCAGCACCAAAAAAGAGTTTAAAACTCTTGGGATCCCTAGTAAAGAAGAGGCAGCTTTAAAAGGTGTATTAGAAGGTCTTGATGGGCCTAACTATGGAGGACAAAATATTGTTTTTGTCAAAGTAAGTGGCGAAGATAAGGCAAGACATTTTCCACAATGTTGTGTTAAAAAAGAGTCTGGCCCTAAGTAATGGTTGATCTTTATGAGCAAGTCTTGGAAAGGCTTCTTGTTGAAGCAGATCCAAAAGTAGGTACAGGCAAAAAGCCTAAAGGTAGCAGTCGAAGGCTTTATACTGACGAAAACCCTAAAGATACAGTTAACGTAAAGTTTCGAACAGCTACAGACATAAGAAAGACTTTAGCAAAGAAATCATTTAAAGCTAAGTCACATGCTAGGCAGTCACAGATAATTAATCTTATACACCAAAGGGTTCGTGCTGCATATAAAAATGCAAAAGATCCGCAAACAAAGAAGCGTCTTAAAAGAGCATATGAATATGCAAAGCAAAGAAAAGAAGCTTCAAAGAGAAAAACTGAAAGGATGCGTAAAAAGAAATGAATGATGACGTATTACTAGAAAGCATCTTGGAAGCTTTACTAGATGAAGCAAGTAAACAAAAGAAAAAGACTGCTGCTAAAAAAAGATCTGCCAAAAAAGGTGCAAAAAAAGCATCACGAAAAAAGAAAAGCCGCCCAGGTAATAAAAACTATTATAAAGGCACAAAAAAGAGCAACAAAGAAATGGAATACGAGATAGGAATCTGTAGCAAGCCTAATCCTCCTGCTAGATGTTATGACGAATGGTCTGCAGATAAGTCCTATAAGAAATCCAAAAAAGGAAAGTAGAATGAGTTTTTTGTTAGAAGACTTCATTAGAGAAGCGCTTTTTGTTGAAGGAAAATCTTTTTCAAAGAAAACAAAAGATATGTTAAAGAAAAAAGCAGAAAATGCTAACATGCCATACGGAGCTTTAGCATCTGTCTATAGAAAAGGATTAGCTGCTTGGTTAACAGGTCATAGACAAGGAATACCACAGCATCAATGGGCAACTGCAAGAGTAAACAGTTTTATTCGGGGCGGGAAAACAAGATCTGTTGATAAAGCTGAATGGAAGAAAGTTCAGGACTACCGCAAGAAAAATAAAGGTAAAAAGAAAAAGAAGTAGCTTTAAGGACTCAGTTCCTTATATTCTTCTTCATCAAACGTGGATGTAATAGTATTTATAATAGATTGAGAGAAAAAATCATCCTTGCCATCATGTATATTATAAACAAGTGTTAGATATCTATTAAGTTCTTCGCCACTTAGAAGACTTCTCAAAGATGATCCATACGTGCTAATAAACTCTTCAGTAAACATTTTATCTGTAGACAGCTTTGAAGCCAAGTTATAAATGTCATTATAGCTTTGCAAAGCTTCGTTTGCAACAATTGAATCAAGAATTTTATCAAAATACTTAAATGTTCTCGGGTCTTTATTAAGTAAGCTTTCTAAAAGTTGTCTTCCTATTTCCGATCTAAAAAGCAAAGGATTCTTAAGAATCTCTTTATTGAGATCGCTAATGCTTCTTTCATAAAGTTTGTTTTTAATAATATAAGAATAAGCTTCTTCGTTATTATCTTTTGCTGAATCTATTAGATATTCTACTTCTTCTTTCTTGCTTTTGAATTTTTCGCTAAATCTTCTTAGGTCTGCAAGCTTTATGGTAGTAGAGTCCATGTCTAAATTTTGAATAATGTTTTTTATCATATTGAGCTGATCTTTTGACCCAATAGATTGTGTAATCTTTTCTAGAACATTTAGCATACTTGAGTCAAAGACGTCAATCTCATTACTATCAACAATACTTTCTATTGTAGCAAGTATTTCATAAGATATTAAGCCGCGAGCAGATGTTTCCATTTTTATTAGTTTTTCTAAAGCAGATACTAACTGATCTGAAAACTTTATTTTATTACCTAACTTTGCTTCATTAAAGATGTTTTTTATAATATCAACAATAAACTCTAAGTCATTTTCGTTATTACTTTTAGCAAAACCTTTTATCAATAAGTCTACAGCAAAATCAATTAAACTGTCATCTTTAGTTTTATTTAGAAGTAGTCTTAGCTTAGACATTGCTGTAAAGCTTTTGAATCTGTTCTTGAAAAGAATGTTTAATTCATCTTTAGATACAGAATAGTCACCTTGCTTTTCTTCAGGATTTCTAGTGTCATATACTATTTTTTCTATAAGCTTTTCGTAAACACTACTGCTATAACCAGCTTCTAGATCTTCTTCTGAAGAGAGTGATGTGTTTTTTGCGTTGACAGTTACGGATCCTTTGAATTTAACTTGATTATATATGTCATCAATACCAACACATATTCTTCTGTAGTCGTCATTTAAGTCATAGTCTTTGTTTTTTATGACATAATAGAGTGTTATCATTTCTCCTAAGTAGTATGTGTAAAACTCGTTAAATGATTTTTTATCTGCTGAATATACTGCTGTGCACCACTTGGACTTATATTCGTTACCAATGTCTTCAGAACCATATCTTTCTAATACACCGTTTGCTGTGCATGAAGCCCAAGCTACAGACCCCTTAGGTGTTTTAGGCTTGACAATCGTAATGTCTTCATCAGCAAGTATGATATCAAAATGATTTGATTCAAATGTTTGAGGAGATCCTGCAGATCTCCATTCGTCCAGAATATCTTGCAAAGAGCTTTTATCTTCGCTTAAGACTTCACTCTTGCTTTTTATCGACTTAGTAAAGTTATCAATGTCTTCTAAGGACAAAGAGATGTCACTATAACTCTTTGCCATTTCTTTTGTTAAATAAGATGTGTTATAATAAGGATCATATCGGTCGAGAGCATCAAGTATTTTTTGTAATAGATCTACTGAAGATTCGCTTTGACTGCCTCTTGATAGTAGACTCATCATAACATTACTATATTTTCTGTATTTTTTACCCCAAAGATTTCTAAGTCTATCTACTACAGGAGATCCTTCTCCTCCTTTAACATAACTTAAGACGTCTTTTAGTGATAAAGCACTGACTTCTAATAGAAGATATTCTTTTAGTAGACTATGAATCATTTTTTCTTTTCTTTCTTTGATGCTAACATTCCCATGCTTCGAAGATATTCTTTTACTCTTTGTCTATCTTTTTCCCATGTTGTTAAACCCGGCTTGTCAAACATAAAGTCTTCTTCTTTTGCAGACCAGCCATAACTCTCTTCAGGATGACTTCCACTATAACTCTTCTTGTCACCTTCTTCTAAAAGCCTTCTTACTAAAAGCCTTATATTATTTTCTGTCAGTATGTTTTCTTTTGCGATAGTATTTTCACTTATTATACCATTCATAACACTTATTAAAGACTCATGCTCTCTAGTAGCTCTTTTTTTTAATGTATCCCAATCATACATAATTGTATAGTAAAGCTTGTATAACTCATAATCTAAGAGACTTAGAGTTGCACCGGAGCTTTTAAATGAATCTTTGAAATTGTGCGGACTACTACTAAGCAAGTCAATTTTATCACTTTCGTCAGCTTGATGTATGTTTAGTCTTTGTCCGCATAAGTCTTTAATAACACTAATCTTAATAAATCTATAATCTTTTCCATTTACTTTGACTATTAAACCAGGTTTATCTTCGCGCTCCGGATATCTATTTGATCTGAACGGGTCTGTGTGATAATCTTCTTCTGATAATTTTATGTTTGCAATTTTATTGATTATTTCGAAAAATTTAGTAAATTGAGTTAAATCGTTTTTACTTAATATACTCTTAATCTTTACAAAATCTCCAACTCTAATAAAGTCTTGTCTATATGTTATTCCTAGACAGTTTGTTTTGTCTCTGAATGTAACTTTCTTAAAACTATTAGAATTATTAGAACTTGGTTTTCCTTTCCCATCTGCCCAAAGATTTCTTTTTTCTAATGTTTTTTTAATATTGTCACCAATATTGTTTAAGTCTTTTAAGAATGCTGGAAGCTTTGAATATATTTTGTAATCATATTTTTTAATAACGTCTATACTAACTTTTGCTTCGCTAGAATCATTTTTAATAAGATTATTATCGTCTAAATCTACTAAACCATCAATCTTAATCCTTCCAATTCTTTTGTCACCTTCAACAGGACAAATTTCATTAAAGTTGCTTAATATATGATTTAGTGTGTAAAAAGAGCCTACGACGTCATCTGCCTTTAATAAAATTGGACTTGTGAAATCTTCTACTGTGCGTATGTTGATAATTCCATAAGCTAAATCATTTTCATTGATATACTCTTGTATACTAGTTTTCGTAGGTGTTGTTTCAGGTTGTTTTGTTGCCTTAATGTCAAAATGAACTAGTTTGTTACCTGCTTTTGCAAAAATATCATATGTATCAGTATTGTTAGAAGCCAGTTTATATACTGGTTCTTCTTGTATACCACTATTATAAAACAGATTTTTAATTTGTCCTTTAAGATTTTGTATTTGAGTTGTAAAGTCACTCAATAAGCTTCTAGTATCATCTAGAAGTTTTTTTAGATAAAAATTCTTACGATTTTCAATGTTTTCTTCTATTTTCTTAAATAAGTCATTTGTCGATGGATTACTAAGTAACTCTATAAAATTACCTGTTATATCATCAGGCCCTCTAAAATGATTAAAAAGTAATAAAGGCAAAACTCTATTGAAATATGCTTGATCTAATTCTAAAGTAACATCATCATCAACGATTATTTGATAAATTGCTTTTTCAAATACAAAGCCAGCATTCGAAGATATTTGTTTCTGAAACCATGCATTATTTTGGTATGTGTCTTTAATTGTATTAGCTGCTTCACCTAAGACTTTTATTAAATCTTTGTTACTATTTATTGTTATATTTAAATCTTGATCTACACCAAACGTAGATCTTATAACTGTTAGAAGCATTTGTATTCGTTCAGAGTCAAACTCATTAATTTGACTTGGATCAACTTTATATTGTTTTTCATCTAAATCTTCATTTAGTATATTATTATTTGCTAGTTTATTTTCATTTAATGACTTTACAACACCAATAACTAAATAAATCAATTGTGAAATACTTACGTCCCTGTTAGGAAATAGAGAGACTTTTGTTTTGAGAAAATTTTGAATTATTTCCTGAACAGCTTCTGACATGCTTTGTCTTTGAACTGTTCTCACAATAGCAGGCATTGGTCTTCCAAAACCGTCAACTTCTTCACTTAATAATTCTTCTTGTATAATCTTACGCAAGTCTTCGTATTTATCTGACATTATTATTCTCTAAAAGCAAGGTTCAATGAAGCATGCAGCTTCAGAGTTTTGTGGCTTTATAAACTCACATTCTTCATTTATTGCAAGCTCTGGCGCCCATGACCATTCATTCATATCTATATAACCTTTCGTCTGCGAAAAGCCATTCACATCATAAACAACAATTTCAGATCGTTTTATCCACCTGGTTGTTTGTCTGTAAAACATTCCAAATCTCTTGTGTGGAATATAACCATTAAAAGAAAATGTTGTTGTAGAGCTGCTAGATTTAACGATTGTCTCATTGATACTTTCACTATCTCCGCTTGTCACAGTCTCTGCTCTACTTACACCTTCTGAAAGATTCCATATCCGGCCTTCAGACTGACTGCTACCTTGTGACGCACTAGTGCTCGAGCCACGCCCTAATGCATAAGCACCTGTAATAGTTTTAGAGTTGCTCTCGCTATTTGTTGATCCCCATGATCTGCCATCTGTTGAGTTACCACTCATCGAATATCCACGTGATGAAGCAGACGTGCTAGCATTTCCTTCTGTTGTTGTTCTTCCCATTCCAGCAGATACTCCAACAGTTGTCTCAACCTTACCTGTTGCTTTTGCTAAGAAAGGTAATGAACCTTCTCCACTAACACCAACTGTAACAGATCCGTTCACAGAACCATTGACATTATTCGCTGTAGTTGAAGAGTTTGTAGCAGATTCTGAAGTGTCAACATTCCATGACCAACTTTCGCCATCATTAGTGCTAAAGTTTAGTGCATCAGAATTACTAGAACTTTCAGAGCTTGATTGACTCTCAGAAAAGTTTTCTGATTCTGAAGTTGTAGAAGAAAAGTCTCTACTTTGTGAGCTTGAAATACTTATGCCTTCTGAAAGGTTACTATTTGTTGCATTTGACAGAGACTTAGAAATAGATGAATTAACGCCTACAGAAACAGAATTTTGTCTTGTTTCTGTTGAAGACTCACTGTAAACAACTCTTGTATCAATATTTCCAGGTATGCATCCGCTAACTGGAACAGGAGCATAAACTTGAGCCTTAACATAGTTGCCATTATATCTTACTTCAATAGGTCGAACAACTTTAACAGGCAACGATGTTGTTGTCATGCTGCCATCGATATCATATGCATCGATTTGGATACCACCAATATAGGCAGAATAATCTTCTCTTACTTTTTCAAATACTATATTGGATAACGTGTCAAAGTTTGTTGGTGAATCAAATTCGTGGATAATTTGATTTGTATTTTCTCTACTTAAAATTGTGTAGACAAACTTAACTGTTTTATTACCTACTGTTTTTACCCTAAGCGTTTGCGGAACTTGTTCTAGAACATTGCCGCTTAGAAGCTCACAATCAACTTCATGACATAAGCTTTGAACGAGAATAGAAGGTTCCAAGAAAATCTCGTTCTCTGTTTGACTTTCTTGTTCGCTGTCTGAAAAGAAGTATGTTCTTAAAAAGTATCTTCCTGATGTTGTTATTCGTGAAGCTGAATAGAAAGATCTGTTTATAACATATGTTTCTGCAATGGGTCTTCTAGGATATGCTTCAATAAGACGACCGCTTTCATCAAATAAACTAACAAGCATTTCATCATAGTTATCAGCATTCTCTGGTTTAACTGTTATTGTTTGACCTGCTAAATAACTGTATGTGTCTGTAGATATTAAGGGCTGATCATTATAAGATACTTCGCCACATGAGAATAGTAACAATACAATAGAAAGAAATACTCTTTTCAAACTTTATCTCCTAGCGTCCTTCTTTGGTTGTTAGATAATCCTTTACAACACCTAGTCTGTCTCTCGCTACACTAATATATGAATGACACCATGTCGGTAAATCATCCTGATCTTCAAGGTATCTGTGAAGTTCAACCAAGTCTTTTGCCATAACAACAAGACTTTTCTTCATCATTTTACCTTCTTTAGCATCAGACTTTTCGCTTCCGTAATCGAAGTTACGTCCGTGCTCATTAATAGTTTCTTTTACAATTTGTCTTAGTTCTGACTCTTTAATCTTCATTTTAACTCCTAAATCCTAGGTGTTTATGAAGCTTATAAGGGCTATCACAACATGCATCAAGCTCTTCTTCAGACTTAGCTGTAAAAGATCCTTGTCCCCACATTCTTTGACACTCATGTTGACACCATAACATAACAAGTCTAACTTGATTTTCATTTAGACCGTGATCAGTTACTAAACAAAGAGCATCACACTCTTTAATTGATGCCGCTTCTTCTTCTGTAAGGGGAATTCTGCCAAAGCATTTCGCTATAGCTAGATCTAATTTTTCTTTTTTCGTCATTTGTCATACCTCGCTGTTTATAATTATCGTCGCGAGATAGATAATTATCACTATTTAATTCTTCTACTTCTACCTCTTTTTTGTATTTTTTCCACAAAAGTAGATCTAAATAAGTGCTATCTATATTCGGTATTCTATTACTAAGCACTTCTCATCATCTGACTAATTGCTTGTTTAATCTTTTTATATTGACGCTTACGCTTTCTAAGAAATTTGTCTCTATCTAAACGATGCATTCTGTCAATCATAATAACACCATCTAAATGATCTACTTCATGCTGAATAATTCTAGAAGTAAACCCTTCAAAAGAATCTACTAATTCAGTGCCTTCTTCGTTAAAATATCTAACGCAAACATTGTTGTATCGTTTAATCTTTGCAAAGAATCCTGGAAATGATAGACAACCTTCCTTGTCATGATTAATATCGTTTTCTGATACAGAAGAAATTGTAGGATTAATAAAAGTTTTTAGTTCACCATCGTGAGCAGCAACCATAATTCTTTTATTAATTCCAACTTGAATAGCTGATATTCCTACACCTCCTTCTACAACACATGTGTCTCTTAAGTCTTTAATTAGTGATGCATCTTCTTCTGAAAGTGGAAATGATACTTCTTGAGAAACTTCTTTTAATGAAGCATTAGGAAATGTCACTAGTGTTCTTTTTGGCACTTCTTCTCCTTCTTGTTCGTTTAGGTTTTACTTCTTCTACTTGCTCTTCTTCTAAGACAACTTCAATAGTAGGTTCTTGAGGCTTGATACCTTCTAGATACTTTTTTCTAGAAGCATTAAATCTTTCCTCAGTAATTGGTGCCACATTTCGCTGCCTTAAAAATGTTGTAAAATCATCATATGTGCCTTGTGGATAGATTACAAAATAGTTTTGTAAAGTAAATCCTTTTCGCTGACAAAATAGGTCGTATGAATATCTCATTTATGTAACTTTCCTTCTCCAGATTCTTTAATTAAAGATACTACAGCCTGTTGAAAATCTGGACTTTTAGCAATCTTAAAAGCACTTTCATCATCTAAGATGACACCATAGTCTTTAGAAATACCTTTGGCAACTTTAGTAAAGCCTCTAAGAATAATATTACGAACAGTAGCGTGATTCATTTTGTCACCTCTTTCTGTCATAATATTTGCGATCTCACGATATTTAAGAGAACTAGAATCATTACTTACTGAAACATATTTGTTAGTTGCTTTAGTCATTATTTACTCCTATACTTTGGAAATTCGCCTTGTGAATAGATACTTTCTCTAAGTCCAAATCTAAGTCTAATAACAATTTCTTCACGTGGTGAAAGAGATGAAAGATTTTTCTTAATAATTGACATTAGCTCTTTGTTAAGATAAGACTCTTCAGGCGTTTCCTCTAAAGAGTCAATTTTCTCACCAAGTGACCGATCATCATCATTGTCACTAGAGCTTTTGTCAATATTAAGATATCTTGCATTTGTCTGCGATGAATTCTTTACAGCGTTTACTGTAACACCTAATGCTTCGCTAATTTCCTCTTCAGTTGGTAGTTGACCAAGCCTGTTTTTATAGTCCTCTTTAAGTTTGTTGATTTTAAGGGAAAGAAGCCGACTATGTGTCGGAACCTTCATTGTTGATGCATGTTCATTAATATATTGCAAGCAAGCCTGCTTAATCCACCAACATGCATAAGTGCTAAACTTGTAGCCTAAAGTGTGATCAAACTTATCAACAGCTTTGACAAGTCCAATGCAGCTTTCTTGAATAAGATCACTCAAAGGAATGCTATCCCTATGATATTTCTTTGCAATAGAGACCGCAAGTCTATAGTTTGAAGCAATAAGCTTTTCTCTTGCTTGCTTATTACCTAATTTAATTTGTTCTGATAAGTTGCATTCTTCTTCTTTTGTGAGTAACGGGTTATTGTCAATATCATTTTTAAGGGAATCGATTACGGATAAATTCATTATACCTCGTTATTTTTTGTGTTTATTTTAATATATATTAATCTCTATTACACGCGAAGGTTCTTTATCGTCACTTATCTCATTATTTGTATATGTCGTGTTCTCAGGCTTATAAGCTTCAATATAAAGAAACTCTAAGCTTGATTCAAATTGTTCTTCTTGTTTTTTAAGTCGCTCCTCTTCAATTATTAAGTCTAAGATGTCTGTCATAATACACCTCCCTTATAATTAACTATTGCATATTTTCATCTAACTGAACAAGTTGAACATTTTGTAGTGCCTCATAGTTTTCTAAAACAACACATCCTACTGAAATAAGATTGCATGCTGCTTCAGTTGCGTTTTCAAGTGCAGTCTTTGTTACCTTAAACGGATCAATGATACCTGCTTCAATCATGTTTTCATTTTTACTTGATCTAAGGTTATAACCAATAAAACTATCACCTGTGTTTTCTAAGATCTTTTCAACAATATAATCAGTTCTTAGATCAGCATTATTAAGAATCTGTTTAAGCGGTGCCATACAAGACTCTGCGTAGATCTTTGCAATAGACTTGCCTAAGATAGACCTATCATCATTACTAGCTTTGTTTTGTAGACCAACACCTGCACGAAGGAGTGCTGTTCCACCGCCAGGTAAGAAGCCGCTTTCCATTGCAGACTTTGTAGCATGAAGTGCATCATCGATTCTATCTACAAGTTCTAGCAGAGAAGACTCAGTATGAGCACCAATAGATAGGACAGCAACAACACCCTTGAGAATAACCAGACGTTGTGTTAAGAAAGCTATGTCCTCCTTAGACAGACCTGGCTTATCCAGCTGAACTTCTACTTCGGCAATAACACTTTCTTGATCTTCCTTCTGATGTTCACATCCTACAAAGATTGTTTCATTGTTGCTTACTTCAATCTTCTTACAAGTTCCTAGCTGTGATAGGTCATAGTCTAGCGTTGCATCTTCAGATAGATCATAAATAACTTGACACCCTAAAGAATCAGCAAGATCATTTAGAATCTGGTTTCTCTTTTCGCCGTAGAATGGTGACTTAATACAAGATACATTTAACAGTCCTTTTGAAACATTTACAAGTAGAGACTGAATGGCTTCTTGTTCATAGTCATCTGCAATGATAAGAAGAGGCTTGCCACTTTGGTGAACCTTTTCTAGGATAGAATAGATCTGTGTTAAGTTATTAAGCTTGCTACCAAGAAGAAGAACAAAAGGTTCATCAAATACAGACCTCATCTTATCTTCGTCATTACAGAAGTAAGGTGAAACATAACCTCTATCAATCTTAATACCTCTTACAAGATTAAGACTAGTTGTTGTTGTCTTTGACTTTTCAACCGTAACAAGACCACTGCTACCAACCTCTTTCATTGCATCAGAGATTAGTCCACCGATATATGAGTCACCATTTGCTGATACTGTTGCAATTTGCCTGATCTCTTCATCCGAAGAAACTTCTCTTTTTGAAGCTGAAAGGTTTTCGATAACATCATCACAACATTTCTTTAACTCAGACTTAACTTGTGAAGGTGTTCCTAAACCACTTTTAACTACTTTGGTTGCATTCTTATAAAGACTATATGTTAACAGTGTTGCTGTAGTGCTACCATCACCTGCAACCCTAGCAGTGTTTTCAGATGCTTGCTTTGCAATATCAGCGCCTAATGACTCAACCCTATCCATTAGATGGATATTCTTAGCAACAGTTGCACCATCTTTAGTAAGGTGAGGTGAATCACCTTTTCTTTCAATAAGCGCTAAATTGCCTTCAGGGCCCATTGTAACGCAAACAGCTTTAGTAAGCTTCTCAACGCCATTAAGAAGTTTATCTTGTGCTTCACTATCAAAAAATAATACGTCTAACATTTTAACCTTTTAGAAGTCCTCTGCTTGCTGTTGACTCATTTACTGTGCTTGTGTTTAACGATGCATCACTTAAGCTAAGTTGACGCCTCTCCTTTGTTAGAACATTCTCTGCGACATATAAATCGCCAACCCTCATAGCAACCTCATTCTCTGCAATAACTGCAGTGCTTCTAAGTCTTTGCTGAATTGAATCTTCTAAAATCATTAGTTATCTCCTAAATTAAATGTGTTAATGTATTTATTCCAAGTTGTTTCTTTACCGATAATAGAGTTAAACTTCATATTTGTAAATTCTTCCTTAAGACCAACAGGATTTAGATCGTTTGTTTCAAACCATTCAATTTCTTCCTGCTCTTCTTCATTTAACTTATGAAATCTAATTAGATTAACGTTTACTCTAAACTTCTCTAAGTTTCCGGCTGTTCCTTGCAGAAACTCTTTTAACTTAGATCCATTTTCTAGAAGAGCCTTAGCGCGTTTATCTCCAATACCTTTGAAACCTTCAATGTTGTCAGAGGCATCACCTCTTAATGCCTTCCATATAATATAATCATATTCAGGCCTATTTACAAAACTTTTTTTAACAGGATTGTAAAGTGCAATATTATCTGAAATTGATTGAATAAAGTCTGTATCTGAAGAGACAATAGTTACATTATCATCCTTATTGCTGTGCATTTCAGCTAAGTGTGCAGCAATATCGTCACATTCAAAGTCTGCATGTTTTACAAGCTGAATTGGAAAGTATTCTTGAAGAATTCTTACAATCTCTCTTCTCTGGCCTGAAAAGTTGTCTTTATCGTGATATTCTCTTTGTCCTTTATATTCTTTGAGAAGCTCTAACCTTCTTCGTGGAACACCTTCTAAGACACAGTAAACTTTAGATGGATTAAACTTTTCTACTAAAGGCCTTAAACCTCTAAAAAAGTTAAAAATAGTAGAGTATTCTCCACGATTCATTCCACTGTATCTAGCTCTATAAAACAGATTATATCCATCAAGGATTAAAATATTAGACATTAGAGTTACTTAATACTCCTGCATTATCAATAATGTTAACTTTTGTGCCGTCTTCTAGTTCTACTTGTTGCTTGCTTGAATTAATAGTA